AAAGCAATGACACGCTCAAGATTTTTATCAGCATCTGACAAAATAATATGTGCCATCATTTTATTTGCTTTAGTCTTATAATGTGTAAAGTCTATCACAAGTCTTTTGCCTGTGTCAATCTTTAATTTATCACGATATAACCAATGAACAAATGTGTCATCAATCTTATTAACAACATCATCAATAGTTACATATCTGTGAATACGATTATCTCCCACTAAGAAGAAATACATCATTCCTGGCTCAATCTGAGTATTGACTTCATGAAAAATACCAATAGAACCTGTGTCATCAACAAGTTCAACACGAGACCATGTTGGTCCTTTTTTAATTGATTTAACCATAGCCAAAAGGACGAAACAACCTTCTTCAAGAAACTCTTCAAGTGGATTAACCTGTGCTTTAATTGCAGGACTTAGTTTACCTGTATCAAACTTTGGAATACCTAGATATTCATAAAGATTTTCATTTTCATTGCCAGTTAAAGGATTATCTTTAAATGATGCAGCACCAATTGCATTTAAGGAGTCTATTGCTCTTGAATTGATACCACTTCCCTTTAATCCCGCAACTCCCTGAAAATGCTTCATTGAATTGTATGGTCGAGTTGCTATAATTTTGCTTCCCACTTTATGAGAAATAAACTTAATATCGGATAGACCAAACCTTAGCGAATTCCCTTGGATACTAAAATCAAGTGCTGATTCGTTAATATGTGGGAGCAATACTTTAATGCCCAATCGTTTAGCTTCCAGCAAATAGTCTGTTCTTGCATCCTTATCGTTTTCATTCTTAAGAATGGCAAACATAAATTCAAGAGGATAATAATGTTTGAGCCAAGCAGTATAATAGCTAAGCATAGAATATGCAATAGCGTGAGAACGGTTAAAAGAATAGCCAGCATGGGCTTCAAAATCATGCCAAAGCTTTTCTGCATCTTCCCTTGTGATGTGTTGAGAAGCACCCGTAACAAATTGCTCTCTATACTGATCAAATTCACTAGCATCTCTTTTTTTTCCAATAATCTTTCTAACTTTATCAGCATCTGCCCACGACATACCGCCTAGGTACACGCAAGCCTGCATTACCTGCTCTTGATAAATAATAACTCCGTATGTACGCTTTGTAAACTCTTGCATAATTGGGTGAGCATATGTAGTCATTTCTTCACCACGCTTACGCCTTATATAAGATCCTCCGACTGTATTCATGGCTCCTGGACGTACTAGGGCATTTGAAGCAGCAAGGTCTTCAAAGTTATCTACGCCCATCTTCATCAAAAGATTAGTGTATGGTGTTGCTTCTGCTTGGAATACACCTTTGGTAAAACCATCTGATAGATCTTTAAATACTTTAGGGTCATCTAGTGGAATATCTTTAAGTATGATTTCTTTGCCTTTATTATTAATAATAGTAATTGCATCATCAATCACAGAAAGAGTCTTAAGGCCAAGTACGTCAAGTTTAATTAGTCCTAGATCTGCTGTCTGCTCCATGTCATACGCAACCACTGGAATGCGACCTGACACATCATTGCTAGGGTCTTTGCGTGTTTCAATAGGAACATACTTGCTAATATCATCTTTGGCAACTACCACTCCAGCAGCATGCATACCATTGGAACGAATTCGTCCACGCAATTGTGATGCAAATTTAATTACTTCTGGATATTTTTGTCTAAACTCCAATGTTGATGAGCTTGACTCAAACTCTTCAAATGTTTCAACCCCTTTAAGTGCCTTGTTAACTTCTCCCAAAGGGATTAGAAATGCTCTTGCAACATCTCGAATTACACCTTTATCTTTAAAGTATGTGTATGTAGAAATAGATGCAACATGCTTAAACTTTTTACGCAGATATTCTTTTACTTCTCCACGTCGTAAGTCCATGAAGTCTGTATCAATATCTGGAAAGTCATTACGCTCTGGATTAATAAAGCGAAAAAACAAAAGGTCAAATTTAATTGGGTCTACCTCTGTAATACCCATCAAATAACATACTAAACTTCCAGCAGCGGATCCTCTGCCTGGGCCAACCATGATTTTGTTTTCTTTTGACCAATTAACCATATCACTAACAATAAGGAAGTAACTAGCAAAATTTTTGTCAGCGATGACTTGAAGCTCTTCTTCGAGTCTTGCTTTGTATGTCTCATTATCTAAACCCTTTTCTCCTAGAGACTTTTCACACATATCTTTTAATGTTTTTAATGCATTTTTCTTTGGTACTGGTAGGAGATCAAGGTTTTCATTAAAATCATAAGCCTCAATCTTATTATCAATCTCTACTGATGATTCGTATATGTCTTTTCTTTCAAAACCCGCTTTAACAAAATCTGATTCAATTTGAGAACGGGATTGAATATAAACGTTAATATCAGCGAAACTAATAGGCCTATCGGGATAAATATGATCAAAGCGATCAAGGATAGTAGATCTTTTACGACCACTCTCGTAATCTGCTTCTTTATTTTGGGATGGCTTGGTTGAGAGGATGAGTAGGAGTTCCTCCAAATCCCTCTCAGTTTCCTTTGCAAAATGACAGTCGCCTGTAGCAACGGACTTCACCCCCAACTCATCGGCAATAGCCAACAAGGATTCATTTAATTCTTTAGGATTGTGAGCCTGTACTTCCATATAAAAATCATTACCAAAACGCTTTTTAAAAGCCTTTGTGATTTCCTTTGCCTTATTTATATCGCCACGTTCAATAGCTTTAGAAATAAGTCCATTCATACAGCCTGACACTACAATTATACCGTCACCATATTCAAAAAGGACTTCCATATCAATACGTGGCTTATGATAATAACCTTCAGTCCAAGCAATCTGTGAAAGTTTTTGTAGGTTCTTTAGTCCTTCATCATTCTTAGCAAGAAGGATAATGTGGTTATACAAGGAAGTATTGTCATCTCTTTTTGCAACTGCTCTTTTATCGAAACGATCTGTAGCCGAGATATAAGCTTCTAGACCGAGTATAGGCTTCATACCTAATTCTTTAGCTGCGATTTGCATATCTCTGTGAGATGACAATGTTCCATGATCAGTAATAGCTAAACTTGTCTGACCCATATCTTTTGCAGCCTGCAAAAGCTCATGAGGGGTATTTAAACCATCCATCAACGAGTAATGTGAGTGAACGTGCAAATGAACAAAGTCAGACATGTTTAACTTTCTTTTTGTAGGGTTATATTACCATTCAATTGATGATGAAGAATCATCAGATGAAGAACTTGCTCCAACTAGAGCAGACTCGCCAGCAGTACCAAAGTAAAATGCCTCTTGCTCCTCATAAGGAACATCACGAACTGCTGTCTTTTCAAGATCAAACAATTCATACTTAGCAAAATCAATTGGTTCGATTGATGCTGTTGGAAGAGGGATTGCTGAATAACTTGTATCAGTTGCACCCTTACCCGTACGCTTTACCTTCCAGATAGTGTTTGTAATACTACCTGTTTCTCCAGCCCATGCAATTACAGTTTCTGTAACAGCCTTTGGACCTAGACCTTGTGATAGGATGGCTACATATGGCTCCTTGACACCATCATCTACGATAACATTTGCGTAAAAACGCTTCTTACCGCCCCACTTAGCCTTTGGGTCACGACGATGCTGCTCACAACCAAAACAACGACCTTGATCTTCGATAGAGCAAAGTGCCTTGCGTTGGTATGATTCTGGATTTGTATGCTCTACTGCAATAAATGCAGTACCAGCTTGTTCTGTGTAATTCTCTGAATTTGGATCAATCTCTTGCATAAAACGAATCTTTACTGATTGACCATCATTAATCTTTAGCCAAGTTCCCTTTTGACCTTCGCCAGAGTACTCTGCTTTTTCCATTTGTTGATTTAGTGCGTTAAGGCCTCTTACGATACCCATATCTATTCTCCTTAGTGTAATGGACTCTATGTTGTCCTGTTCTTTTATTATATCACATAGATGCGTATTCAAAATGCGGAATTGCATTTTTTACACAAATTTTTATCTCTTCGTCTGTGAGATCGCCCACATCTTTTGCTCCATGTGGGTAAATAACATCATGGTTATAACTAGCCCATAATATGTTTTTATTCTTTAATCTATTAGCAATAGTTTTACCTAATGCTCTGCCAGCACCATCATTGTCAATCATCAATATAATAGTTGAAGCATATTTATTTAAATTATGTATATTGGTATCTGATATGCTACCACCTAATGTGGCTACAGCATTTGGAAATCCCGCCTGCCATAAACGAATAGCATCAAAGCTTGACTCCACAACAATGATAGTTCCACCTTCACGCTTAGCCCTATGCAAGTTAAACATAGTTTTATTTCTTGGAAGATTAGGACTATTTTTAAAACGTTTTCCCTCTATTGATCTTCCAATTACTCCGACAAGAATTCCATCGGGTGAATGTAATGGCACCATAGTCATTTGTTGAACATCAGAGAATCCGAGGTTAAAATGATTCATTGCTTCCTCAGTTATATGTCTAGATAGCAAATAATCTTTTGCACTTTGGTTTCCAGAAATTAATGTCTCATGACATTTATCAACAATTGCTTGCGGGAATTCCTGAAACTCTGGCTTATCATCAAGTAAATCTTTTAACTCTTCCTCAAGTCTATCGGCTTCTGTCATTTTATTTGATGCAATAAAACGCATCGCTTCAAAATTATTTCTATTAGTTAGTTTCATAACTAAATCTAATATATTTCCTGATGCATTGCAATATTGGTTATAGCATATATACAGACCTTTTGTGTAACTTGCTGCAAATGCTGGTGAATCCGTATTATGATGAAATGGGCATAAACATAAAAAATCATCACCCGACTGAGATATCACTTCTATTCCGCAGGAACGCAAAATAGATCGGAGATCCGATTTAGTATATGCATCTGACATTTTTTATCCTTTAGGTATCAAACTCTGTCCAGAGAATCCTTCGTACATCAACGACTTAGCCTTTCCAAGATATATTCCGTACATTACTAAGTTGAAAGTGTAGTGATCTTTCTCGTGGTTATATTTTACATTAAATTGTGGTTGCATGTCAAGGACGGGAACATAACCTTTGTCCCGCATTTGCTGGACCAAAAGTCTTTCATAGTTCTCCCTTGAGCTTTGGAACTTAGAATCATCTTTAATGGTTCCGTTGATCCAAAAGTCATGTATTTTACGTGGGTACATGATCACCAATCTTTCTTGATAATTATATCAAGTTAATGATTGATTACATAGTTGGCACGTCGTAAACTTCCTTAACAATACCTCTATTAAGATCCCAATCCAAGTACATCCCGAATTCTGTACCATGACGATTCTTACGACTTACAATCTCCATAATATTAGAATCAGGATTCTTGTGTACCGCAATAGCCATATCAGCATCATATTCAATTGCCTTAGACCAAGCCACTTGGTTAAGCATTGGTGGTGCATCATGATCAGATGTTTCCTCAGCAGTTGCAGCAGTAATATCAATAATAGGAATATTGTTTCTCATAGCAAGCATCTTGAATTCACGTGAAATGTTCATGTTTCTTTCAGTAGGTGCTTTTGAATTATTTGAATCAACAAATAGTTGATGATAATCTAAGATAACCATATCTGGTTTATGCTGATCAATTTTTGCCTGAACAGTTGTAGGAGTAACTTGACCTGAACCCTCATTTGAGACCAAGATGAAACCATTTTTGTCTAAGAACTTTTTAGAACCCCAATCATCGAACTGTGTCATATCAACACTACCTCTTGAAAAATCTGATGACTTAAACAGTCCTGAACCCAGCATTGTGTAGATACGATCACGCATATTTTCTGGAGTCATTTCAAGAGAGATGATCATAGGCTTAAAACCCTGTTCCCAAGCCTTACAAGCCAAATAAGAGGAGAACCATGTTTTACCCTTACCAGGCCAACCAATCATGACGATAAGGTGTCCTGGAGCCATTCCTGTAGGGTATGCATAGTCAATGGCTTTAAAGCCTGTCATAATTCCTGGACTACCGCCCATTGCATCAGATCGTGTTCTTACAGCCTCAAAATGCTTTTCTGCAAGCTTATAGTCGGTCAAATCAATATCTCTTACATTTGCCGTAAGTTTGCCTAGACCTGTTAATTCCTTTTGCATATCTGCAATAACTCTTGCTGAAGCTTCAGTCTTTAAACTTGCACCAGATGTTAGGAGAAGATTTCTGATTCTACTTGCAAGATATTCATTTTTTAATTGATCAACATAATATGCTGTTTCGCCCTTAACCTTTACAGGTTCAAAATCTTTGAATCTTTCAGTAAGAACAGAAATATCTGGAACAGCCTTAAACTTTAAATAGTAAGACTTAAGACCTTCCCACACATCTCTGTGAGAAGTAAAAACCTCATCAATGTTATCAGCAAGAACTGTAGAGATATCTTTGTTCTCACATACTGCTGTAATTACCGCTGACTCAGTATTCATTATCTCTTTCTTTAACCATTAGCTCTGTTTGTCTCATAATAAGTTCCCGACGGGCCTTATCCTTTTCTGATTCTACCAGAGCAGCATCAATCTTGTCAAAGTTATAGAAGAACCATGTTAGACTGTGATCTGATTTGTTTAGTTTAAAATATTGCTCTAAAAGCTTTTTAGCCCTATCATAACCAACACTATCAATAACATCTTTCATAGCCCACTTCTCACGATATTTGTTGACTACTGGCACCTTCTTGTATTTCTCTTTATAAAGAACACAAAAAAGGCCAACTAGTCCATAGGCTTCCTTTGCTTCATCTTTTGTCATTTCTTTGACTTACCCGCATTCAACTCTGCTTCAATTTCGTTTACTTTGTCCATCAACTTTTTTTCAACAAAAGCGTATACACGATCTGTTGCTTCATCAATTGTTTCGCCATCACGTTTAAAATCTTCAATGCCAATACCTACTTTTAGGCTTTCATAATTTCCTAAATTGCGAGTAAATTGCAAATCAACTTTAACGTTAGTCTGACTCATCATGAACTTCTTCCTTTTGTCCCATAGTAAATCCTGGCTTAAACTTTTTAACATCACCCTCAGCTAGGTGTTGATATAGAATCATCAACCTGTCCGATATACCTATCATAGCATCAATGTCCTTACTTTGTACAGCTATTTCCATTGTGAATTCCAACACACGAAGTGCTTGGTCTAGGACATGCTTTGCTTCCTTGTTCATTTTTTTATCTACCATTCAGGTTGTTTCCAAACTGGGACAAATTCCCCATCGTTGTTTTTAATGTATAAAATATTTTCTTGTTTTATTATAGCTTCTAGTTCTGCTCTTGATGGCATATCACCAGGTGTGACACCGCCGTCAATTCTAGGCCTACCTCTATGAACTGTTTTAAAAAAATCATGCATTTCCCTAACATCGTCTTCACTCCAAAAATATTTTCCTGGAGTTTTATTACCATTTAAAGAATAAGATCTTTGTGGATGCTTTAAATTTCCACGCCTAATATGCATGTTGATTGTATCTTCATGCTTACCAATTATTTTTGATACTTCAGATATTGGATAAGCATGTTGCTTATTTTTGTTAACATCAGTTAAACTGTAAGCAACACGCTTTTCCTCTTGATAATTCCAAGCGATCATTAGATCCTCGGCACGTGAACGCCTTATGACTTTATGAAGAAAGCCATTTAGATAGAAATACCGTAACCTAGTTGCGTCATTTCTTCTCTTTTTGCTAGCCATGCTCCGAACCTATTATCTCTCTTTACCATCCATCTTTTACCACATAAAATGCAAAATAGTTCAATTCGTAGATTTTGAGAGTAAACTCTGTCAACAAATACTCTACCCTTGCATTTTTTACAATTCATCACTATTAAGTTTTATCTATCGTTATCCCGCAGTATACGGTGATGAGGTGTATGGAGATGCTGTCAATGCCTTATTAGCATCTGCTACCGCCTTGTTAGCAACAGCTGACAAGGCAGCGGTTTGAGCTGCATCCAAATGCTCCTGCTTAGCAAGAGTATTTACAACACCCTTTGGGTTAAACTTAGCAAGCAATGGACCAACTACACCAACAAGTGCTGCAAAAGCACAATGCTTGATGCTGTGATTTCCTGTCTGCCAAATTGCTACTGCTGATGCTGCAGTTGCATATACATAGTGCTCAACAAGTGAACGCTCTGAATTTGTGATCTTCATTTTGTCTCCTTTATAGACTAAATAGTTTTCCATCAACTACACAAGTGTAATTGGGGGAAATTTCCACAATCTGCACATGAGGATGTTGACCATTCTCAATAGTTGCGACTGCGAAACCTTTTTGCCAGTTGTGGTTTTGAGTGTACTTCATTCCACTACTCTTCTCATCACACATATGTCCAATCTCGTATCCACGGATTGTTCTTCCGCCCGTCGCTACTGGCAACTCATAAGTTTGGAAGTGTGAAGCAATTCTGTGTGAGTGTCCTCTAATCAAAGAAATTTGTAAGTCATCAATATCTTTTCTTACTGCACCTGTGTCTGCAACTGAAAGACCATGATGAACATGGATATCTCCAAAGCGATGCTTAGGCAATTCATTATAATAAATGTAATCATATCCAAGCGAGTCCAAAGACCACAAGGCTTCTGGTGTTACCTCAGAAAGATATTCTGGAAGCTTCTTGTCAAGATAATCAAAAATTCTAATATCATGATTTCCTAGTGCTGAGAATAGTTGTGCATTTGGCAACATCTCTCTTGTCTTAGCATAAAAATCTCTTGCACCCTTTGCTTCATGCCTCATCATAGGAACAATAAGATCTTTGCTGTCATTCTTATGTAATTGAAGGAATTCTGCTGAACGCCCCTCTGTATACTTGCTATAGCAAGCTTGATCATCAGTGTCACCAAGATAGTCAACAACATCTGGCTTCATCCACTTCATAACCTTGAACCAAAGTTCAATGGCCTTATCATCTTGATACGGGAATTGCTGATCAGATGATAGCATCCACTTTAAGTCGTTACTCATATAATCCTTTGTCTAGGTTTAGTATATTGTATATCTATTTGTCTTATTTTGTCAAGCTGCGTGAGCTTTATTATGTTCTATTCTTGAACATAAGAAAAGATTGATTAATCTGTTATCCACTTTGTCATGATTGATATGATGAACAGTTTCCCAATCTTCTATTATTCTATTAAATTCTTTTTCAATTATGAGGCGGTGTTCGTAATACCAGCCTTTAAAATTTTTTGGATGCTCAGGTACTTTTATAAGTACATAGCCTTCCCGACTAATCTTCCTATCACGCTTTGTCCAAAACCTGATAGGCTGATACATGTTATAGTTTCTCTCCTTCTGGATGAACAAAAATTTCTTTTTGCCCCACCTTGATGATTTCACTATCAAGCCATTCTAACACATCTGGATCTACAATATGTCTGCGTTTTGAATCGCTTACAAGATATATTCTACCATCAGATATATCATGAATCAAACTTCCATCACGAAATCCAAGAACTCCCGCCGTAGAAAAATTAACAAGCATTGCTTCTGAAGTCTCAACAATTGGTAGAGACCAAGACTCCATTGCTTTGTCAGAAACAAACTTAAATCTTTTATTGCCCTTAATGTAAAAGTATCCACGCTCTGTGTGTGCGATAAGACCACTTGGAACTATAGGGTTATAAGATTTCTTTGTTTTATTTTTTTCTTTAAAAAGTTTAATCATTAGTTTGTACTGTTTGTCCAGATTCTTTTTCTTGAGACATAACTGTAAGTTCTGCTCGCAATACAGCCTTGTCTAATTCCAATTCTGCAATTCGTTGTTGCAGTGCCATTATAATTAACTGATTTCTATCCATCGGTTTCTCCTTTACTTTTCAGTATAACACAAACTATTATTTTTTGTCAAGGTTTGTTATTCTTTTTTGATGATCCCTATACTTTTCTCCAAATGCATGTATGCCATTAAAGTACCTTCTTCCTGCTTGGTGAGGTTTTTCTTTGTCGGGACCTTTTCTTTGATTTCCAAACTCTAATTGATCTTCGTATTCTTTAGATAAAGTTTCTTCATCAAATATATCTTTAGCATCAACTATAGAAAACTTGTCAACATAATATCTTGGAATAGGTATAAATGCTGATATTATATCTCCCTTTTTTATAAATGTTTCTACATTTGGTTCTATTACCTTTAGATTAAACGAGAAGTCTCTTCTTAAATTGTCAGTTTCAATAACTGCCGTCATTACCCCTATATTCTTGATAAAGTAATTTGGTGGCTGAATAGTCATTATATTAACGCCTAGCGGAGTTCTCATAGTAAACTTATTTTGAAATGTTACTATTCCAGAGCCAAAGTTTGATACAACAAACTGATCTTCCGACCCATAGTTATCTATATTTACTTTTAACCCATCAGGGGATTCTGTACCATCCCAAATCATTGAAATGTCATATAGGCTTTTAACAGCAAACCCATACTGATTTCCTATCATTATTGGCAAGCAATAGTAAAAGTGTGATGTAAACCAATCTCTTTTTGGGTAGTCTTTAAGATTTAATATTATGTTTTCATAATTAGTAGTCGCATTTGCTGAATGCGGTACTATAGCTATAGTATTTTTTGGTACTAAATCTTGGTCCTCATTTATATAACTAGTAATCTTAATTCATCTTTCTTTCATAAGCTGGATCTGTTGTCCAAAATGATGCTATTGTGTATCTTGTACCATGAAAAACCTTTGTAATACCATGTAAATATTCTTGATTTCCTGGATGTATCACTAGCATTCCTGGCTCTAAATCTGCTTCAAACCCAAAGTTAGGGTAATAGGTTTTTCCACCCACAAAATCATTATTTAGATAAATTATAGCTCCCCACTCACGATGGTTAAACCAAGATCTTTCTGGGCCACTATCGGACATGTCATCACAATGAGGAGGTTGTTCTATTCCTTCAGGCCAACGAACAAAGTTTATTAAATCTGGAAAAGCTTCTTTGACATAAAAAGATTGAATTTCTAAAGCTATTCTATTTTTTATCTCAAACAAAAGTTTATAGATATCTGATCTACCATCTGCCTCTATTGCTTCTATATAAAGGCATCTACCATCCCAGTAGTCATCCCCGCCTTTGCTCCAGCCATCGGTTTCCTTTAGATACTTTACTATTTTTTCTACTTCTATTTTAGAAATAAAATTTTTCTTTTGATGTAGCTTGTCCATTTTTCCTCCAACTTTATTTTATCACATTATTTGATTTGTGTCCAAGTGCCATTATTGTTTATATAGATTGCTTTTGCTGGTGTCCATGAACCATTATTGTTTATGTACATTTTTGTCATGCTGACCCATGAACCATTTACATTAGTTTTAATAGATTTAACACCATTTGAAAATGTCAAAGATCCTGTTTGATTTCCGTATGGA